CCTCTGCATCGAATGTATCCTCGTTTTCAAAATCCATTCTTTTTACCGGAAGAGCCCCAACGCCAAACATATTATTTACAGAACTTATTCCTTGGGTGAGCATCGCCTGTCTTACCGACGGCTCCGAGTAATCTGGAGAAAAAACTACTGTAGGAATTGCGAAATTTTTTTTCAGTTCCTCTTTTGTGTACGTACCTTTCACACCAAGCAAGGCTCGTATTACTCGTAGTTTTGCTCCTGTGATTGCCTTTTCCGCCCAAGTCTTTTTTAGTAACGCCATATTTACCATGACCGATCTTTCAATGTACTTCTCGCGGTCTACCTCATCAATCACATAGGCATCAACTGTTTTCCCCCATTTATTCTTTGCTTTAGTCCACGTTCCTTTAAAGATCTCAGCTGCGGCTTTTGCCTGTTTATCATCGGTTATCCCTCTTGCAGCTTTATCAGAGAATTCGATTCTGTATTTTTCCTCTTCATCTTCAAGACAAATTTCTTTCTGGTCCGTTTCGGTTCGACAGGTTCCATCGGCTTTTCGCATAGCACCCTGTGCATGTGCCCGGTACGTCACCCGGTTGATCCGTTCCCCATATGTCTGTTCGGGATTGAACTGAATACCAGCCGCCATAGCCATTTTATTTAGTAACGGTTTGGACAGGGAGAAGGCGTCCGCATATATCTTGTTTCCTTTGTCGTCTTTTCTGCCAGTGTCAACGGATCCGACTTTAAAAATATCTCCACTTGTTTCACTCAAATCCACCGCAACTTCTTCCACATGGAATTTATAGAATGGGTTGAGCTGAACATCTGTCGCTGTCGGGATTAACAGATTATAACCTTTGTACTCTTTTATTACTTCCGGCAATGATGCCATTACATCTTTCATATTGCTTTCCTCTCTTTCATGTGCTAAAATAAAATTGCTTTTAATTCTCATGCGCCTGATCGGCAATCGCCATCGTCAGAGTGTATTTGGTTAAAAGTTCTGACTTAATGGCTTCAATCACTAATTCAGCCAGATAGCCCGGTGTCCGTCTAACACCGTTGCAATCGCCAAAACGCTGTATTAGTGATTGGAGTTTTTTTCTTGCCGAAATCACAGCGTTTTCATAAAGCTCTTCTGGTATCTCAAATCCTATTGCATCATCAATCATCTTCTTGTCCATATCCGATCTCCTATCCATTCGAAAACATAAAATGTAAAAAATGTGATAAATCCTGCCGCTATTACTTCTCCACCAAGAGCTTCATACCCTCGTATTTCAAGAAGCTTCTCGGATATGATATGCAAAAATGCCAAACCAGCTACTATGGATACAGCAATCTCAATGGCAGAAATTGCCGCTTCCTTTATCTTTCTTACGAAAATCTGTCTTTTCCTTTTCCTCCTTTCGTTCTCTATTTTCTCGGCATCCATCTGCCTAAGGACGGCAGTTCTTGGATACCTATAGCAAATAATAATTGTTTCTTTATCATTTATCAGATCGTATAATCTAAGTACCTTCATACTGCCTCCTCAAATAAAATACTCATTTGACCGCTTTCCTCAATTTGTAACATCCTAGAAACACGCTTTGACTCTTCTTTCCTGAACTCTTTTTCCTCATTACAGTCACATTGTTCTCCCGGATCCAGATTACTTCCACATTCCGGACATGTACGATAATACATTTTCTTCCACCTCCTACTCAATCATGCAATGTTCATTGAAATATTTTTTTGGAATTCTTCCGGACGGATAAGCCTTTGTAAGTTTACCGGATGCGATGCACTCTTTTCGCATCGTGCGAATCATTTCATACGCTTTTGACCGGCTTATTCCAAGCAATTCAGTTATGTCGTTTACCATGTAATATGAACGGTTTGTACTGTTAATTTCTTTTACGATGCCAGCAGCCATACAACCGCCTCCTTTACTCTAAATTTTTTTCAGCCCAAATCTTTAAGCTCTGTGTAATTTTGTTCAACTCGTCCAATGTCTTGATAATCTTGTTGAGATCTTCCTTTTCATCTTCCGTTATTACGCCATCCTCAGTAATATCAAGAAGAAGCTCTTTCGCAGCAGAAATTTTTCTGAACGATGACAAGGCCTTAATACTAATCCGGTCCAACGCCTCTACCCTAATTTCCGGAAAGTCTTTTCCAAGCGGACACATATTTTTACAGTAATAAGATTTCAGCTCTGGTGCGTTGTAAATATCTGACATCATCAGCACCTCGTCCGGAAATGGATTCTTGCTTCCAAGTTCTATGCGTGCCAGACGACTTCTATCTATTCCAAGTTCTTCCGATGCACCTTCTCTGCTGTTTAGGCGGTCATTGAACTTTGCCGCATTGTAACGTGCCTGGGTAAATATGTTTTCCCCCGCTTTCGTAGCATGCTTTCCCATTTAATTTTCCTCCTCGCTAAGCTAAAATATAATCAAACGATATTTTCCGTATATGGAACTGTGATATTTCTGTCCTGGCTTATCTTCTTCGCAATCTCCGGTGCATAAACTCGACCATTAACAACACCGGACACATAATTCCGGCACATGCCAACACGCTCAGCCAGTTCGGTCATGTTTATATCATCATCAATCATGGACTTTTTAACTTCTTTGCACCATGTCGGAAGAGTTCGTTTCACATTTTCCACCCCCTTATCGTCTTTAAACATTTGTTAATTACATTTGTTGTTTACATTCGTTCAATTTTGTCTTAGAATAACGTTATACGTTAACAATCACAGAAAGGAGTATCAGATATGAATAATTCATCATCATGGGCCGAGCAACTTCAAAATATTGGATTGACAGAATTTTCAGATGCCAACCGTAAGATTCTGTCCAGTATCGAAAACAGCGGCGTTAAACTAAATGACGCTTCAATATTGCAAGCTTCCGCAGAAGCAATAATAAGAGCTGTATCTGTTATGATTGAAGAAAATAACAAGGCTCTTTTAGTAGAAGCCGATCAATAATTATTCAGTTGCATTACACCTTGAGTGATTGCCGTCACTCTTTTTTTGAAAAATGTTTTAAACATTTGGTTATTACAGTTTTAATAATAATAGCAAATTTGCTAATTGTCAATAGTTTTTTCGCATATTTGCTATTTGGAGGTAAAAATGTCCCTAGTCGCTAGAATTAAACAGCTTGCCTGTGAAAAAAATCTTACTATTAAAGCAATAGAAGAAACTGCTGGTTTTGGAAATGGTACTATTCGTCGGTGGGATAATAGTCCACCATCTTCAGACAAGCTCTTAAAAATAGCATATATGCTAAACACAACCTGTGAATATCTACTTACAGGAATTTCACAATCTTCGGCTCCTATATCTTCGGAAGATTGCGAATGGCTA